GCTACACCTACAAGGCTGTAATATAAATCTAAGTTCATTATGCCCTTTCCATCAGTGAGTTTCACTGATAAGGCGCAATCTACATGCTACCTAGGACTTATCAAGTTCATTTAGATAACGAAACGGTAACAATTCTCCATCATCCATAACATCATCGATGTCACGCCTGAGCGGATTATCGAGATCGTCCATACCTGCGACCACCATAGGCGAATGTCCCATCCTTCTCGATGTGAATTGTCGATACTTGAACGCCCTTAACATCCTCTTCAACGATTAAGAATGCCTGTTGCCAGTTCATTGTGCCCTTGGTGTAGTGAGCCTTGCGTATGTCCATAAGATGTCCACCTTCGAAGCCTCTCAGGATACGCCCTAATTTGCCCCCAGAAGCCTCTGTAAAGGCCGATTGCCCTGCTCTGTGAGTGTGTCCACAGATCACGCTTAGCCCATGCCTACGGGCTGCCTCTAGGGCTGTGAGTCCAGGAGTCGGTTTAATAGCCTGTTCATCACCATGCACTGCCACATAACCTTTAGCAATAGGATATGGCTTCTTATGATATGAAATACCCAGTTCATCAAGCTTCATAAACTTCTCAAACTTCAACTCTGGTAGTGATAAGAATGCCGGTATCTTATTCATGATCACATTGTAAAGACGATCTGTGTGATTTGATCTAATCATCGCAGCTTCTTTTACATGCTGGGTCAGTTCCCATAGCACATCGACTGCCATATCTCTATCGGCAGCTAGTGTTTGCTCGTACCATCCGGGCTTGTTTTCTGTCCACCTGCTGATTTGTGGGAGGTCGATTTCATCTCCGAGAGTAACCACAGCATCTGGGCGAAATATTTTAATAAAACTCGCAACATTCTTTACTGCTACTTCATCGTGATATGGGACTTGTAAGTCTGGTATTACGATGGTTCTTTTCATTAGTCCTCGTCATCGTCAGGATAACCCGGTAAGCCACTGGGTCTATCGTTGATTCGCTTAGGCAGAATCCAGTCAGGGTATGAGTATGGATCCATGAGTAATGACATGCAGATATCTGTAGGAAACCCAGCCTTACGCAAAGCCTTGTAATACTCATTAAGACCAATGCAGTACGCCTCTAATGGCGTATAGCCTTGATCCTCTAATGCCTTTGCTTTGCGAGCAGCCATGAGATTATTTTAGCGTTCTAGGAGTATGTTGTAAATCTCATCGACTCGTGTGTTGAGTCGCTTGATCTCGCTCAGTAAGTGTGTGATCACATAGCCAGCCAATCCACCTAGGGTCACAAGCGTGGCAATATAGAGCTGAAAGAAGTCTGCCTGTGTCATCGCTTTGGTGTCGCATATCCAAATACTCCAGCTAGTAAAGCCCAGAGAATCGAGCGATAGTCAGCTGCAAAATTACTCGCTGCCCATGCTGCTAGGAATGCTCCTGCTGTCAGGAAGTAAGGGTTCTTGATGTTCATAGTGTCTCCTTGTTTAGAATACTGTCTCGAAGGGATTTGATCTGTCATTTTGTGGTGGTAAACATTCTGTTAGACCATTTGCCAGTTCATCGGCAATTTGTGCTCGAACATCATTTTTAGCTACTACAACGCCTTGGGTATATTCCAAGGTAACTTGATCCGGTATGCCTAAACTGTTTTTGGTCTCTATGTGCCACTGTTGAAACTCTGTTATGGAATTGAACTTATAGTATTTCAAGGTGTACCCCATTTTGACTTTAGGTAAGACATTACAGCATCTTGATCAGTTGTTGAATGCTCTGTGTCGTAAAACAGCACTTCACCAATTCGAACGCTACAAGGATCACCGGTAGATGTACCGCCTAAACCAATAGTGGGCGTTGTAATAGAAGTAAAGCTACCTGTGTAACCTAAGCCAGTGGTTCTGGTGCTGTTAAAGTTTTCAGTAAAGGGATTTGTACCGCTCGCCGCATTAACCAGACCCCAAGCGTTATATCCGCTTTGACTTGCTGACCGCACAGTCGATGAACTTCCGTTAAAAAGACCGTTAGACATATTTCCCGTTAAATTGTTCCAGAATGATCTAAGCCTTCCAGCCGATAAAGTACCAATAAATGCAATCGTATCTCCATTTTGGACTGTCAAGTTAAAGACAGAGTAAATAGAAGCGGCATTCATGGCTAAACTAAAAGAAGCTCTTGTAAGGAAATCGTTAGTGCCATCGAAGTTACCAACACTTAAACCATTCTGAGCATTGGCTGTAATTGATGGTCTAGCAGTAGAAGTTCCCTGAGTTAGATTTCTGCCATTTCCAGATAAGTCATTAAGAGTTGAAACAAATCCAGAAGTAAGCGTGTAATTTGCAGGGTTGGAGAAGTCATATCTGGCTACTAAGTTTGCAGTAGGAAATGTAGTTATCCTTCTGGCAGATGCAACGACTCCGAGAATTGGCATTAGGAAATATCTCCCAAAACAATCCATGAGTTAGCAGCTATTTTCATGGCTGTTGCCATTGAGTTAGCCACGCGAAGTTTAGGTGTAGCACTTATAGCAGCTGTTGAAATCACAGTGGTCGTACCCGGTGTAGTAGCACCGATAGTTGGTTGTCCTGTACCAGTAATCCAGAACACATGGAACTGTGTGCCAATAGCAAAGTTAAAGGTTGCATCTGTTGGGATGTTAAACTGTCTAGCTGCAGCATTATTCATTGAAAATATGTTGCCTTCATCGCCACTTGCAAAGGTATATGCATCGGTCTTTGCGGTGTATGTCAATGTAATTTTAGGTGTCGTAAGCGTTGGAGTTGTAGCCAATACGACTGATCCTGATCCAGTTACAGCAGTCCATTGTGTATTGTAATCAGTGCCATCAATCTTGGATAGTAACTGGTTTGCTGTACCGCCTGTTGGTACGCCTTGACCATTGGTTCCGTTAGTACCGTTAGTGCCATTAGTACCAGCTGCGCCAGTAGCACCAGTGTCACCCTTTACGCCTTGAATACCTTGAATACCTTGTGAACCTGTAGCACCTGTAGCACCTGTAGCACCTGCTGGGCCTGTATCGCCAGTGTCGCCTTTAACTCCTTGGATGCCTTGTGCTCCAGTGGCTCCAGTATCACCCTTAGGGCCAGTTGATCCTGTATCGCCCTTATCGCCTTTTAAACCAGTTGATCCAGTTGGGCCTTGTGCGCCTTGTGCGCCCGGTGGCCCTTGAATACCTTGCAAACCTTGTGGGCCAGTTTCGCCTTGTGGCCCTGCTGGGCCTTGTGGGCCTTGTGGGCCTGCTGGGCCTCCTGCATCGCCCTTCTCACCCTTCTCACCCTTTGGCCCCGGGAACAGATTATTAGAGCTGATAGTCACTCTACCCATTTGTGCCTCCTACCATAGGGATGTTAAAAAATGATGAATCTTCATCCGCAGTCTTTGCAAACGAGACATGGATGTGATGGGTGTGTGCGTTAATTCCAGTAAATTTGATCCAACGCCAGAATGACTTTCTTGAACAGATTTTACCCATGTGGATAACATAAGTGATCCGTCCACTGGACTTCGCATATTGTCGAATTTGATCAGCAAGATAGACCGATGTGGACTTTGACTTGTTGAGGTTAGCATCAATGTCGATGGCGCGTACCCATCCGAGAGCATCTGGATTGTGATCAGACTTGCTAGCAGCGTGTTTTGAATCACCGATCCACCCATCGGAAGTTCTATCTCTATCTGCGAAACAGTCATCGATCTGTTCTCTCAGCTGAATAGCGGATTTACTCAGGCGTGGCTTCATGTGGGAAGAATGCCCCTCCGTCTATGCCGTTCGTGTAATCCCAGCCATTTTCATAGTTGATGTATTTATCAGGATTCTTCTTCAAGTCCTTAGCATCAACATCTACTACAATGTTTACGACTTTGTTATCTTCAATAATTGCCCACATATTAGACCCAGTATTCTATTTCGATTTTACCTGAACCACCTGCTGCACCTGCTGTACCGTCGGCTCCCCCTGAACCTGCTGTACCTCCAGCACCGATCGCATAAGAAATAGAAGCTGCTGGAGTTGTGGATAGAGTAGATGAAATTACTTGACCATTTTGAGCAGTGTTGCTTTGATAATAAAACTCGTATCCACTAGATTGTAAATATCGAGCCGCGCCGAATGCGCCATTGCCCGTATTGGCATTTCCAGATCGCGCTGTTAATTGTAGGATGCCTGTTCCTCGCGAATCATTGGCAGCCGATGAACCTGCTCCACCACTGGCGGAAGTCGCCCCAGTAAATGTAGTTGTGCCACCTGTGCCACCAGAAGTCGCATCACTAAAGTTGGCAGTTACTCCGCCCGAACCACCGCCACCACCAAATAGAACTACCGACACTTGTGTAACGCCAGATGGAACAGTCCATGAAGTACCGCTAGTTAAAGTAACTACTGATCTTTTAGGTACTGCTGGTGGATAAGATGAAATAGCCATTACGCGATCTCCATCCCTGCGATGTGAAAGTTCACAGCTGTGTTAGATGCCCCACCTTTAATTGTCTTGGTTGTAGCCAAAGGTTGCTTTAGATCGATATAAACTGTTGAGTTACCTAGAACGGTAGTTGCTGTATGAATAGCAATATCATCAAGAGCCAAAGTGAATGTGTATGAAGTAGATGAAGTATTAGTGACAGCGATGTTAGTCACGATGGTTGTCGTGCTTGCTGGCACTGTGTAAAGAAGTGTTGTGGTAGTAGTTGTAGCTGCTCCACGAAATAATGCTTTAGCTGTATTTGCCATTAGTAGGCTCCCATCAATGCCGCGAGGACTTGGTCTTGAACGGTTGAATCAGCAGATGAGCCAAGGGTACGGATCGCGGATGCTCCGTTTTTGACCAGTGCTGTGTCATCTGGAGTGCTCCAGAGGAAGTTAGTTGTTTGTGCCATTCATGCTCCTAGTCGTATGTGAACCATTGTACCGCAGCCCCTACCCCATTCCAAGCAAGAGCAGCTGAGACATCTTGCCATCGAGTAGGTTGAATTGAATAAGTTGATTCGCTTGTGGTCAATGATATTACAGCCTGAGTCCTTGATACCTGTAAGTTCCAGCCCTCTACGAATCCGTAGTAATTTAATGGCAATAGCGAAACTGGTAAGCCTGAGATGCTTATCGCTTTACCCATAAACATCTGGAGGAATATATCTAGATCACCAGATGAGACATTAGGCGAATCAAGCTGAACTGTAAATGAACTTAAGTTAGTCTGAGGATTTGCTCGAAGAGCCACATACTTGTCAGCTAGTTCCTGAGCATCGGAAGCGTTATGTAGTTCGGTTTGAATAGACCCACCTAAAAGCCCGTAAGAGGCTATGGAGGCTGCATCGCTGGATGTCTTAGTGCCAGTATGGTAAGTCAAAGATATTGAGTTAAGAATGTCTTGTAGGGCTTTAGAAGAGGATACTGATCGCCATAGGATGTAGTTCTCTGGGATGTTCATATAACCTGTGGCATCAACAGCCACGCTTCTTCTGGACTCATTGGCAAAGCCCACTTTGCCATCTGAAGTCTCATAGATATATCCGTTAGCCATGCCAGCGTACTTACTTGCCCAGCGATAAGAATCTACCGAATTGTTAGCAGCTGCTGCAAATTCATAGATACCCGGTGAATCGACTGTATCGATCGTGACCCCAGAGTCAGTAAGGATATTGGTCATGCGAGTTGAATCCATCTCGCGGTGGTATCCAGAGTCACCGATGATCTTACGAGACATCTGAGCGAATGGGCCTACTGCTGAAATTGTAATAACTGAGACTTCACTGATTGATCCGACTGCTGCCATGCGATTAGAGATGCTCGTGATTTTGCCTGTGAATACAGTCCGAGCCACAGCAGAAGCATTATCTACCTTAATTACGATTGAGTCATTGATCTCGAAGCCATAATCGGTATTTGTCAAATTGACGACTTCTATCGATGCGATGCTCGATCTGGCTTGTTCCCAGTATGACGATCTGCCATAACTAACGCTTACAGTATTGATTGTCTTTGAAGAGAAATCAACGCCACCTATAGTTACTGAGCAATTAGGATCCCATGTCATTATGCAAAGACACTCTGTCCTAGGTTAATAAATGAGCCAGATGTGCTGGCTTCATTCTTTAGAAGGTTAGCGATCTGTCTAGCTGTAGATGCAGGATCAATAGCACCGGATACTGAGATGTTAATTGTCGTACCCCCACCCCCACCAGCAGTTAATTTATGGTTAGGCACGATGCTGCCATTACTAGATGGTGAGAATAGTTCTGGGCCCTTCTCGCCTACGAGATAAGTCTTGCCCATAGATACTGGGCCACCAGCTGCCTTACCACCGCCGAATGGGTTTAGGTTGCCTAGGAAGTTACCGACCTTGCTGCCTACCGAGATCAACAGTCTAAAGCCATCGATGATTTCAGCAACGACATTTACGATAACTGCTAAAGCCTTACCAATACCAGTGATCGCTATCTTTAACGCTCCTGCAAAGAATGGAGCCAGAATCTTGGCAAAATCTAATAAGGCTGCAAAACTTTCTTTGTTATCCATAACTGCTTTAGATACTGAATCGAATGCAGATTTCAAGCCTTGGAAGATAGGTACGACGAAAGACTTAACTGTGTTTACTATATCGATGAAAGCCAGTTTTAATCCATCGTTACCTGAAAAGCCATTGATGAAATCTCTGAGAACTGGTAGCACTGTGGTGGTTATGTTTTCAACCAGTGGAGTCAATGCAGTAAGGATCAAAGACCCGATAGATTCCTGTGCTTCTGAGATTCCTAGTTTAAGTCTTTCCATCTTGCCAGCAAAGGTATCTGCCTTAGCAGCAGCTTGCCCACCAAAGGTATCAGCTAGATGTGCAGTGATCTCATCCAGAGTCATCGACTTTAATTCGACTTTTTCTAATCCGATACCAAGTTTGCCTAAAGACATAGTGTTGCCTTCATAGGCCTTGCCTAAGGCATTAGAGACTGCCTCTAAGGACTTACCGGAACCAGCTGAAATATCTAAAGCAAGAGTTGATAATCTTTGCGCTTCTTCTAGTGAACCAGTGGCGCGAGTCAGTCTTTCGATCGATGGTCTTAAATCTTCATCGGATACGCCAAAGGCGATACCCATGTTGGTGATCCACATTTCAGTGCGTTCGATTGCTTCATCTGTTGCCCCGGCAACATTCTTCAAAGTTAATGCTAACTTGGCTTGAGCAGCTTCATCTTCCAGAGCAGACTTAACGCCATCGATAGCTAACTTGCCAGCATAGGCTACTGCTGCTGCTCCTGCTGCTGCAAAGGCTAATCCAGCAACCTTGCCAAATTTTGTAAGTTTGCCAGCAAAGCCATCAACATCATCTGCGCCTTGGCCTAACTTCTTCTTAAGATCATCGACATCACCAAGGATGGATAACTTGAGTGTTCTATTACCAGCCATTAGTTATACTCCTTTAGGATGCGATCAAACGCTTCTTCCCATTGTTTAATAAGTTCTGGTTGGATCTCACGAAGGGTTGGATAGATAAAATATCCAGCACTGCCTTTACCTTTGACCGGAGTTCTTTTTGGGAACTGGGTGTATCTATTAGATCCAAATTCCATACCATAGAGAAGATCGCGAGTGTCTCCACCGCCTGAGAACTTCTGGGAAGCAAAGCCATAGGAGAACTCGCCTACCTTAGATGACTTAGAAATCTTTACGCCATCTGCAATTCTTTGAGCTGCGATAGGTGAGACTGTACGAGTAGCAGCCTTCTCTTTAATCTTTGCTCCAGCATATTCTGCCAGTGCAGATGATTGTTTCTTGGCTTCTTCTACAGCCTTCTCATCCATAGCCTTGAATGCTTTGATGATTGATCGAAGTTCGGAGCGATCATAACTGATTGTCTCAGTTGCCATTACGCTCCTTAATCACTTCAATAGCTGTTAATAAATCCTCTGCACTCTGCCATTCATTCATCGGAATCCCTGTGGCTATTGCCACCTCGATTAGGAGTCTGCTGATGCTTCCTGGCTCATGGCTTTTGGGTTTGATGAACCCACTTCAAAGTCTGCCACTGTATCCATCCAAGCTTCGAAAGGTTTGACTGGTTGTCCACCGGACTCACGCTTCAAAGTATTCCAAGCCAAGAACATGATGTCCCAGACTCCACCTACTTCGCTCCAGTGAACCGCAGACTTTCCAGTGTGCTTTTCCCATTTAGCCCACTCTGGTGGCTGAGCCACGAATAGTTGCTCTTCGCCAGAGTTATATGTAATTGTGATTGGTAGTTTCATTATTGCTCCCGTTGGTTAATGATTAACTAATTGTTAATGTTGGTTTTGCTGTGCACTGCAAAGTAAAGGATACAGT